CCATGAAAGCAAAATATGGCCGTTCCCGCCGAGTTTTTCATAAGGTTTATACAGGTACTCGTAAAGATTCTCATATTCGTCCTGTGTAATCCATCCCCGCTCGATGTAATGCATCCCGAGAAATATAATGCGGTCGTGGGCAAGCCCGATAAGCATCTGCGACTTTACATCTTTGTTGTCGTTTTTCTTTTGAATAAATGCCCAAAAACCGGAAGAAGCGATGACCGCACAAACAATTGTCACCACCATTTGAAGCCAGGGTTCCATCTTTCGCATCGTCCTCCTTATAAAACAAATAAAGAAGCTTACGGAAAATACCCCCTACAGCTTCTTAAAAGAAAGAGAATTGGGGCCCACGATGAAGCAGGCCCCTCCTCTCGCCAACGGGTTACTCTACAATAGCGTTCCCGTTCTCGTCGAGGCCGATAGCCTCAAGGTCTGCCTTCACAGCAGCCTTCAGTTTGGCCGGAACCTGCTCAAAGGTCCTGCGGTCGTTGACGATCAGTGCAACATACAATGCTACCATTTTACTACCTCCTACAAATAGTTTTGTGAGTATATAGAACATGGTTAGACCTCCCCGGCAACAGGATCGCCGTTGACGTCATAACCCAGTTCCCTGAGTCTGGTTTCGACTTCGCCCTTGATTTTCTCCGGGACTTGGTCGAATGTTCTTCGCTTATTGATGATAAGCGTGCAGTAAAGACTAACCATAACCGGCACCTCCTACATTGGCAAAAGCATTTCGTACAGATCGGCAATCGCTTCCATTACGGCAAGCTGATTGCTGTCGTTGTTTTCCTGTCCAACCATAAGGCTGACGATGTTCTCGGAATCGTTCTGACCCTTGATCGCATTTTGAGCCATGAGCATGTTGACATACTCGTTGAATTCCTGCGTGGTAATCTGGGCCTCCTGGTATGTCCAGTAAGTGACTTCTTCGCTTTGCTCAGAGGTTCGGACAATTTCGGAATAGTCTTTTCGCAGATAAACCGTGCCGTCGTTGATTTCAAGGGCAGACGGCTTGACTGTGCTCTCGGCATATCGGTAGTCTAGCTCCATACGCCTTATCCTCCTTTCGAGCTGTAAGGTTTGACAAGCTTTTGGTACACTCTTCTGTCGTCGTGTCTGTCATGCTGCGAGATTTTGCGTTTCAGTTGTTTGAAGCTGATATATGGTTTAATCCATTTCCGATACATCTTATAAGTATCGGTGCAGTCAATCCAACCAAGATATGACAGCATCTGACGGGCGTCGTGTATCGTCGGTCTCTCTTTTCGGGAAAGTTTTCTGGCTTTTCTCGTGGCCTTGTACATGATGGTTTTACGAAGTATAGTTCGGTTCCTGAAGAATCGGAACCCCATGAAGTCAAGGTCGCGCCCCTTGTCGTTCCCATATGAGAACCGAAAAACCTGCCAGTTGTCTTTTAGTGAAAGCCCAAGCTCATTTTCGAGATAATCGGAAATTGCTTGTCTTGTCCGGTGCAAAACCTTCTTGTTACTGCCGAAGATAACCATATCATCCATGTAGCGCATATAGTGCACGGCTCCCAACCGTTCTTTGATATAGTGGTCGAGGCCCTGCAAATACCAGTTGGAAAGCCATTGGGAAGTGTAAAAGCCTAACGGAATCCCGACGTCGGTTACGTCGATAATCCGAAAGAGCAAATCCAGCATTTTTTCATCATGGATTGTCTTCCTGAGTTTGGCTTTCAGTTTGTCGTGGGGAACGGTGTCGAAGAAATGCCGGATATCCATTTTCAGAACATACTTGCAGTTCTTCGCATCGGTTCGAATCCATTTCTCAATGACCTGTTTCCCTTTGTGGGCGCCTCTTCCCGGCAAACTGGCATAGCTGTGCTCATACATGCCCTTGCAGAACATCGGCTTCAAAGCGTTCACAACGTTGTGCTGAACAATCAGCTCTTCCATTGTGGGAACGATAATAACCCTCTCTTTGCGCGTAATGCCGTCATAAATATAAACCGGCACATGCTCGGCGTTCTCATAGTTGTTGATCCAGTCGTAGGACAAGGCAACCAGAGCATCGTCGGACAGGTGCCGGCTTTTCATGATTCTTCGCATTCGCTTGCTGTGTTTCGCAAGGTTAAGGGAGATCCTTCGGTTTTCTTCGGATATGCAGTTTTCGTACAAGTGGTTATAGGATTTCATATTCTCTCTTATCCTCTCATCCGCGTTCGACATATTCTCAGCTACTAGCAGATGCTTGCACCGAGTTAATTTTCACCAAGCGGTGAGGAAGAAACAAATTGTCTCTTGCTGTTTTTTACAGCGATATGTACTGCATTAAGTGAGAAACCTCTTATTGGATAAGACAGAGCCGCGCCATTGTTCGAGTTCGAATTGGACGGCGTATTGTTCAGATTAGCGTAGAACGGACCGCATTGAAGGTCATTGTTCCAGTTGCCGCCGACAATCGCAGCTTTCGCAGTACATAACCCTTTTGATTTTATTTTTTCTCCGGCGAACCTAAGGTTCTCCAGACCTCTCCTCTTTGGACGGCTACGCCGTCGCAAATGGTTTACAAGAGAGAGCCGCGCCAAAGCCCGAGTACGAAGTGGACGGCGCATAGACCAGACGAGCGCAGAACGGACCGCAACGAAGGCCATCGCCCCAGTAGCCGCCGACAAACGCATACATTGTGCCGGAATTGTTGTAGTAAAGACCGTCCGCCTCGAATGTGCTGCTCGAACCGCTTGCCGTAACGGGAATCCGTCCGAACCCTTCCGTTTTCATGCTGTTGATGTATCCGCCGGATGAGCCGGAAGGCGTTGCGCCGGACACGGTTTTATAGCCGTTGCCATCCGTATTGTAATCGCTGACGGTGGACCCGTCTTTTGTCCCTCTCGTCAGTTTCACTTTCTGCGTGCCGTTCACATTCATCCAGCCGGCAGTACGTCTCCACAGATTCCCCCAGAAATGCTCCATGCCGAATACCTTCACGCCGTCCGTACCGTTGTTGGAACCCCAGAACATGCCTCTGCTGTTCATGGTACCGGTATTTACGGCCGAATTGGTATCGCATCTGCCTTTTCCATATACGGTCTGGCCGTCGGTGCTCTTGCCCATCATGACAAGCAAATCCTGAATCAACAGCCTGTCCGCAAGGACTTCGGTGTACCAGTCGCTTCCGTTGGCCTTTGCATAATTGATTTCAGTCGTGGCGTTCTGGTTTACCATATTTGCCTGCCCGCTGATAGAGCGGAGCTTGCTCGACACATTGGAACCGAAATAAATCGGGGTGTAGAAGTGGTCGATCTGGTTGTTAAGTCGGTCGTAGTTGCTCCAGCATTCCCAACTCTCATCCTGCGGGGTATCCGAGCAGCGGAAATGGTACACGCCGCCCTCTTCCCACCGTTTGGTGTAGATCTTCGGCCATTCCATCATAGCGTTGCCGCCAAAAGAAGTATCAGCAACTTTGGAAGCCCCGCCTTCCGCCTTCTGCGTATAATCATTAGGATTTAAATAATGATCCACAACTCCGGCAAAAGTCAACATACACGGACGGGGCATGAATTTCTCACCAGGGGCAAAGTTCCAGTCTCCGTAGCTGAAACTGCCGCCGAAATTCATCTTGGCCGGCGTGAAATCCGCGTTGTCAACATCGTCGGGATAAGAAACACGTCCGCTCGGGCTGCTGGTAGACTTGACAAGATCGTAACCAAACAGATAATCCCGCTTTTTCGGGGTTACGCTTGTGCGGTTGGCTTCGCTTCTGTTATAGGCTCCGGTGCTGGTGTAGGGGAACGCCGAATAGTAATAAGTTGTTCCAACTGTGACATTGGTATCCGTATATACGGTGTCTGTCATAATTGTCGTAAGCGCATCACCGTCGGTTTCGCTTGTCGGATAACCAGTCGTGCTCTTTCGGATCACAGCGCCGGCAACGCCGTCCGGAAGCTTGGCAGTGATTTCTACCTTCACCGTGTCGGAAGAGGAAACATACACCGACTTTGCGGAAAACTCCTCCATCGGCTCCGGCTCATTCACCACAACGCGGTTCACCTTATTTCGGTTGTAGACGCCCTGCGTGGTAAACGGGAACGCCGCATAGTAATAAGTGCCTGTTGCGGACGTTGAGCTGTCCACAAAAGTCGTAGAGGTCTTAATAACGGCAACCTCTTCTCCGTCGAATTCATCCTTAGGATAATCCGTTGTTTTTCTTCGGATGACGGCCCCCTCTACGGTGCAAAGCGTTTGCCCGTTAATAACCGTATCAGCAGGAAGCTGCGCTGTAATTTTGACATGCTCGCCTTCAATAACCGCAGTAAAGTTCTGCATATTGGATGGCTCGATGCCGCCGAAGAAATGTCTGTTTTTCCCAAAGATCAGATCTTCTTCTGCCATTTTGAATTTTCTCCTTTCGCATTAAGAGTACGTAACGACAGTGCTGATTAAACTGCCGTCGGCGTTAAAGGTTTTCACGGCTCTCGCCACTTCCGCGCCGGCAGCGCTTTTCAGCACGCTCGTCATTGTGAGGAATCCGTTCGTAAATGTCTTCGTCAGGATTCGTCCATCGCTGGCGGTAGAGGTAATGACCGTTCCATCTTTCGAAAACTCTTTTGTTCCGTCTTCAAACCCGACCAGAAGAATTCGCTTGATCTCATCCTTGTTGATCTGGTTTTGAAGATTTCCGGCGGCGTCCTCTCCCAACTGGTCTTTCATCTGGTTGTACCATGCCAGGAAATCAGCCTGTTCAGCGGCAACCCATTGGTCGAGCAGGGTTTGTTCCGCCTGTAAATCCGCTTTCATCTGATCGAACCATTCGGTAAAGTCGGATTCCTCGCTGGCAATCCACTGGTCCACCTCGTCCTGCCTTGCGTCGACAAATTGGTCAAGCTCGCTCTGCCACTGGCCCAGAAGCTCGTCAAGGCTGATGGTTTGCAGCATAGCTGTGACAAATGGGGTAGATTCCGTACCAACCATATTTGTGATATCGGCCTGCGTAATCGCGGAGCTTCCGAATTTTCTGTAAATATAACAGAGCGGATACTGATGCACAGTGCCCTCGTTTGTAAGAATCGGATTAGATGGAGCGCTGGACGGCGTCCCTTTCACAAACTTGATGCTGTTTGCCCGAACGGATTCCGTAGCGTCCACCTCAAGCACAACCGCGTCGATTCTGTCCAAAAGGACTTCGGCTTCCGGGGCTTCCAGTGGAAGAATAGAATCGTTCAAAGTCCACGTGTGGTTAAACCAAGCTTTGCCGATTCCGACATTGACGGTGATTCCCGTCGTCGCTTTTACTGCGAAAGCCGTCCCGACGGAAGCGAACACACCGTCGATAATCAAACCGTCAAACAAGCTCGATACCTGCTCAGCGTTATACTTGCGGTCGCCGTTCAGCGAGTTGTAAAACCCATAAGTTACGCTCATTTAGCTCGTTCCCTCCTTTTCTGAAATAGTCTTAAAAGTAGGATAGATGGATTGCTCGTCTTTGCTTCTTGAGATAATCAACTCCGAAATATAAGCAGATCCTTCGTTCCCATATTCATTGGCAATCTGGACAATATCGCCAATAAAGAAGTCTTCGCCATACTTAAACAGCCTTGTGACCTCGACTTCCCCCTCAAAGGCTGTAACTCTGTCGTAGTCGGCAAGGTTCTTTTCGCCTTTGGCGGTAAGCTGAGCAATATATTCATTTTCCGGCAACTGCCCGTCTTCAGTGTCAGACGAAATATCCCGGGCGTCCGTAAACAGTTCGCGCCTGTCTAAACCGGAACCAGACCCTACAACGGTTGTTTTTCTTGACGCTCCTTCGCCTTCCCCGGCGACAAGCGTTACATTTTTTAAGTTGGCCTTGGATGAATAATAGTTGCTGTTGATGATGTTTTCAAAATTCGGAGAGAACACCACATATGGGTTTTCCGTCTGGTCATACGAACGATCGGCGCCAGCATACAGGCAGAATTCGAACTTATTGTCATCGGTCAGAATAATTTTGAACCCGATGTTGTTCTCCTCACACAGCCCTTTTATGACGGTATACAGGTCGTCGCCCGTATACTGGTTGTCAATCGTCAGTCCGGTTACTTTACTGTCTGTGGAAGCCTTGAATGTAAAATTCGGAATCTTTCTGTCCGCAATCGACGGCGAAATGATGTTCTCATTCAGCATCGTCTGAATCGCATTTTGAAGATTCCCGCTGAAGATTCGCTGTCCCCAGATAATGCGGCGTTCAAGAATGGATTCCAGTGACCGGCCCGTCACAATCAGATGATTGCCATCTTCAGTGTCGGAATCAATCTTGATTTCCTCTATAATCATGCAGTGTTCCGACTCTTTCAGCCAAAGATAGTTGTCTTCTTTCAGATATTCGAGAAGACCCGTATCCATGGCAAAGAAGATTTCGAAATCACCGTATGCGTTATACCGATCCGTCCAAATCAGAGATTCATAAGTATCCACGACGGCGATAGACTCAAACGTAGTATTTAATACCAGTAGTTCCATGTCTTACACCCCTTCATAGATTACTTTGTTCTCGACTCGGAATTGGAGATTTGTAACGCCGCTATCTGCGGTAAAAGCAAAGATGTTGTCTCCTTTTGCCAGCGTGAACCAGTCTGTGTTTTTGTCCAGACAGTTCAGGATGTTGTAGGAGACGCCTTCCCGAATCAGAGTGATGCTTTTCTCACCCTTTGCGGTATTGATGACAATATCGTCGCTTGCTACAATCCCTTTCCCCGTCAGCGATGAAATCTTTTCGGTGTTGATTCTCATCACTTCACGAGTCTCGGTGTTATAGATATTGATATTGGTCGCTGGTCCGATAGCGTGGATGTAAATCATCACGCCAATCTCGGAATCGCCGTGATAGGTGATAACGCCCTCCGTCTTTATTTGAATCTCGCCGAAAACCAGCAGCGGCTCGTCCAGGGATTCATTTGAAAACGGGAACTCAAACATCGGGTCGATACTGTAAAAGTTGGTTACGTTGTTCCCATCTTCTCCGGCCGAATAAAAATAAGGGTCGGGGCAAATAATGGAAATTTGCGTGCCTTCCTGAGAGCTGAATATGTTCGGTTCATTCGACTCCACATAGCCGGTTGTCTTCACATATCGGTTGTCCGTCTCGATGGTGAGCTCCACACTTTTCTTCAGAGGGAAATACTTGTAGGATTTTTGCCTCAGGTCTTCGATGCTTTCCCCGTAAACCGTGTTGATAAACACCATGTCGAGCACGATGTTCCTTTGGCTCAGCCTTGCGGAATTAAACAGAGAGCCGTCGTTGGTCGAAACTTCCGTCGTGTTCACGTTGGCTTTTGCCGGGCCAAGACCGGTTATAGACTTGATGAGGAAGCCCGAAACATCAGGCTTCCCCAGCTCAAGCTTGATTCTGTCACCTAAATAATTGGTGACAACAATCGAATAAATCATGTTTCCACCAATCCTTTCAAAGCGGAGAACTGATTCTTCGTCTGGCGATAGATATCGATTCTCGACAGTGCTTTAGGTGAATAGTTGTTTTGTACAAAGGAATAGGAATTTCCAACAGATGGCGTGCCATCTCCATTTTGAATTTCCCCGGTTGTTTCCCGGTTCATCGAAGAACTGATCTTCATCGCCTGGCTTCTGCTCAGGATAGCGGTAAGCCGGCCGGCGCCGGAACGTACTTCGGAAAGATCCAAAACAGGACGAATTGTAGGTTGAACCTCCATTTCGCCGTCGACAAATTCTCTGATTTTGGAAATTGCGTTGCTCAAACCGTTTTTAGCGGCTGCCGCCATATTGGTGCCGGCTTTGTAAGATTTATCGGCATAGTCCGAAATTGCATTGACAAAGGCAAGGCCGAAGAAATCACCGATTCGATAACCCACCTTGGAAGGTGAGTGTTCGTCCAGTTCTCTCTCGGCTGCTCTCGCCGCTGCCGCTGCCATAGCCCGCGCTCTTGCTTCCGCCAAATAGGTGTTTGCGGTGATACCGTCGGCAAATCCTTCCACAAGATATTTACCGGCATTATAGAAATCCGTATACTTGTTTCGAATCGCTGTAAGACATCCGCTGACAATTTGGACGAAAGTATCCCTTGCCGTTTGGTCCTTAGAACGGATTCCGGCAATAAGGTTGGTCATAACGGCTTGACCCACGGTGTTGAACTCATAGAATTTGTTTCGAAGAGTGGTCAGGCATCCGTTAATCATGGTCAAGAAAGTGTTTCTGGCCAGGCTGTCTTTCCCACGAATACCAGTGATGAAATTCGTCATCATTGTGCTGCCGATAGTCGTAAACTGGTACTGCTGACTTGTAAGCGAAGAAATGACGCTGTTCACCATAGTGGTAAAGGTTGAAACAACCGCCGACTTCTGTGCGTTAGCGGCATTGATAAAGGTTGTAAGCATTGATGTCGCAGCGGCGCTCACTCTGGAACTGGCATTATTGAAAGCATTTATAAAGCCTTCAATACCGGAGTTGCCAAGATTTGTCAAATCCTGAGCGAAACGGGACATCCCACTCGTATCAACGCTGGTAATACCGTTCGCCAAATCCACAAGATTGCGGAACTGCGCAACAACACCGCTTAGCTTCGCCACGTCCACGGTACTGACGCTTGCGTAATAAGCCGCGAAAGACTGACCGAAGGAGACAAGTTTTTCACCAAAAGAGGCAATATCGTTATCTCCCGTAAACCAACTGACAATGCCGCCGCTGTTCGGAAGATTGTTGGACAGCTCTACCAGAGCTTTCGCCGCATTTGCAGAATTTACCACCACGTTGGCGTCCAGCCCTGTAACGGCAATGGAATATTGCTTCATGGCTTCTCCGAACGGCACCAGTTTCTCTCCAAACATATCAAGGTCGTTTTCGCCTGTGAAGAACGCAACGAGACCTCCGCTATTCGGTACGGTATTCGCCAGCTCCATAAGAGCTTTACCAGCAGTAACGGAATTGACAACCACATCCGCGTTCAGTCCGGTAACGGCTATTGAAAATTCTTTCATCGCTTCACCAAACGGGACGAGCTGTTCGCCGAAAGCATCCATGTCGTTTTCACCGGCGAAGAAGCCGACGACGCCTCCGCTGTTCGGTATCGTAGACGCCATCTCAGCCATAGCTTTTCCGGCATTTGCGGCTTCCGTAACCACGCTGGCGTCCAAGCCTGCAACCGAGTCAGCAAAAGCTTTCATTGCTTCGCCGAAGGGTACAAGCTGGTCTCCAAACGCGCCCATATCGTTTTCACCGGCAAAGAAACCTACAACGCCTCCACTGTTGGGAAGCGTAGCGGCCATTTCCGCCAGTGTTTTGCCTGCAACCGCCGCATTAGCCACAACTTCTCCGTCAATTCCGGCTATCTCATCCGAAAATTGCTTCATAGCTGTGCCGAAAGGAACAAGTTCCTCCGCAAACCCAGTAAGCGAAGACCCACCTGTAAACCAGGAAGTCAGCCCCTCCAGAATATTCGCAGCAGTCAGGATAAGAATCGTTTCGGCCAGGGCTTTTACACCGTCCATCATCGACGGGTCAATAGCGGAAGCGCCCTGAATAAACGGCTGAATATTTGTCATGAATCCGGACAAATCAGTAGCGATTTGCGGGAACTGGCTGGAAACACCGCTCATAAAGCCGCCTACAATACCACCGATAAATTTGCCAATGGCAGTACCGACGCCTTGCAGTAAATTACCGCCCTCATTGATGAGCCACTGCAAACCGGGAATTTGAGCCAACGCGCCGACTGCGGCAAGAACCAACGCCAGTTCTGCGATAACCAACCCCATTCCAAGAACGCCAACCATGGCTCCGGGAACAAGAGCTGCAACAGCGCTAAGAGCCGCCATAATAGCAGCCAGAAGACCGATTCCGACAATCCCTTGAAGCAGGGTTGCGGTATCAATCCCCTTCAAAGCATCAACAATACCGGCAAAGAACGCCATAAGCACGTCGATGGCCGCCTGAATAAGACCGGGCAGATTACGGGCAATTCCTTCAAGCACTCCGATGAGGAATTGGAACAGGGAGTCTACAATCTGCGGAGTATATTGGACCAACGCCTCAAGAACACCTGCAATAAGCTTTAACGCCCCATCTGCAATAGCAGGAACACACTCGATAAGCACGTCCACAAGGGTTAGAACGACTTCTTTCACTGCGTTCCCGATTTCACCTGCGCTGTTGGCAATCACTTTGCAGAACTCAACAATGGCTTCGCCGATTTTTGCAACGATAGCCGGAATAAGATCCGCAATGCCTGTGATGATAACGGTTAGAGACGCCACTACAGCGGTCGCTCCGGCTGTTCCTGCCGCTGCCAGTGCAGTAAAGCCTACAGCGATTGCGGACAAGCCGGTTCCGGCAGCTAAAAGTCCTGCGCCAAGCCCCAAAACGGCAACACCAATCAGGGCCATAGCGCCGCTCAAACCAAGAATAGTGGGAACCAACGGCGTGAGAACTGCTCCCGCAACACCAATAACGGTGAAAGCACCGGCCAGAGATACCAAGCCCTTAACAATAGCAGTCCAGCTCATAGCGCCGAGAATGCTGAGAACAGGGGTGAGAATGGCCAACGCGGATGCGGCCACCAACATAGCGGCAGATCCGGACAAGGTTCCGGTCATAGCTCTCAAACCAACGGCCATAATCCCGAGAGAACCACCAAGAGCGACAAGCCCTTTTGCAATTTCGTTCCATTCCATACCACCCATATTCTCAAGAGCCGAAGCCATAATAAGAAGAGCAGTAGAAACAGCAATAAGACCGGTTCCAATCGCAATCATATTCTTAGGCATGAAATTGACGGCAATCGTAACGGTTGCCAAAGCTCCCGCCATTCCAACAAGACCAACGGCGAGTTCGCTCCAGTTCATAGCGGAAAAGTCTTTTACCGCTGCCGCGAGGATTTTCATAGCGGCTCCAATGCCGATCAAAGCCGCACTGGTTGCTATAACATGCTGCGCATTCCCTGTAAGACGGGTAAACGCCACAATTTCCGCCAGGACAATACCAATTGAAGTGAGCCCTCGCCCGATTTCGCCCCAGTTCATTTGTGCAAAGTCTTCGCAGGCGGACGCGAGAATTTTAATTGCTCCGGACAATATCACAATTCCGGTGGCAGTTGTAACGGATTGGCCACTAAATTTCGCTGTGTTCATAAACAACGATACTTCCGCAAGCAGCACGCCGACGCCGACAAGTCCTTTGGCAAGTCCTTCCCAGTCAAGTGCGGATAAGTCTTCGCACGAAGAAGCCAGAACCTTAATTGCTGCGGCAAATATAACCATCTGGGACGCACCCTTTATAATAGTGGGGCCGCCTTTGCCAAGCGATTTTGCGGCAACAATCATCGTGGCGGTTAAACCGGCAACACCGGTAAGTCCCGTCGCGAGTTGTTTAGCGTCCAAATCTCCAAGTTTCTTCAAAGCGCTCGCCAAAATCAACACAGAAGTGGAAATCGCCAGCATCGCGGTCGTGCTTCTTATAACGCCGCTTGCCATGCCGCTGATTTTATTGAAAATCGCCATGGAAGCCATCAAATCAGCAAACAGAACAGTAATGGCGCCGAGAGCAGCGCTTAATTTTGCGCTGTCGATAAGAGAAAGTGCCACCAACGACGCTACCAGAATCGCAATGGCAGACGCAATTTTCAGCAAGGTACCAGCCTGTAACTGAGACTGGTATGCCTCGAAACATCCTCTTACGCTGTCCAGAATACCGATGAAAGATTCCTTGATGCTTCCGATGGAATCGAGCTGTTCTTTGATAGCGCCTACAAATTTGGTAATACCGACCGCAATCGCGCCGAAAGAGATTCCGTTGAGAAGGTCGATAACGCCGCTGAAGTCAGCGTTTCCGATGCTGTCAATCAGCGAAGAACCGACTTTCCCCATCGCATCAGCGATGCCCCCGGCAATTGTTTTGACCGCGTCCCATATCGCCTGAAGTAGCTGCATAAACTGGCAGTTAGCGAGGGCGTTCCCCATTGCCTCAAACGCTGAGGAAACGCTGCTCTTCATACCGCCGGCTGCGTCGCCAATCTGGGACATCCTTGCGTGCAGTCTCTCAAGAAGGGAATGTAACAATTCAAATCCCGGGAAAGCGATTTTTTCAGCTACAACCTTTACGAAATCACGAATCGCGGTGGCAACCGTTTTGATGACGCTCACGATTGTTCCGAGAACTTTGTTGAACACGTCGCCCTGCTTGATGAATTCGTCCAGCTTAACGAGCCAGTCACCAAAAGTACCGGTCACGCCGAGTATTCCGGCGCCAAGATCGCCAACACCGCCAAGAAGCGAACCAACAGCGTTAAACACGGCTGTCACAGCCTGTTTGATAATATCAAGAACAGCAAATAAGCCTTTAAAAGTACGCTTTAAATTCTCAGAAGTCGTTTCGCTGAGTTTCATTCTTTCCGTGAGATTTCTCAACGCTTCTGTAAAAGCGTATAGCTGTTCGGAAGTCATAGGCGGGAAGATGTCTCGGAATGCCTCCTTAATAGGGGCAATAACGCTCATCAACCCTTTAGCGGCATTCCAAATCGACTGAATCAGGTTCTCTCGGCCGGACGGTTTAAGAATCTTTTCCGTAAACTCATCCATGGAAACGGAGCCGTTTTTGAGCCCCTCGTCCAGTTTTTCGATTTGCTCCACCATCTCCGAGGTATAACCGGCGGCTTTACGCTCTTCCTGAGACATGCCGGTCATTTTATCTCTAAGGTTATGGACGGCATCCGAAAGGGTATCGGAAGATATAACTCCTTCCTGCAACCCTTTTTTAAGAGCGTCGCTGAAATTATCCGAATCTGCGACCATCTTGTCGAAGGCGTCACCGCTTTTTCTGGCAACCTCTTGAATAGATTCGATATAGCCGGCTTCATCGGCAATGCCCTGGTTCAGCAACTGTTTCCATCCGGAACTGAGACCGCCGCTGAGCAGATCGTTTCTCGCTTGGGCAGCCTCGCCAATCACGTTGCCGATGGTTTCGGATACTTCGCTGAGCAGGTCTTTTGCTTCCTCAAAGTCGCCAATCAAAATTTCCCAAGTTGCCGTCCATCCGGATTGAGCGCTTTCCTTTAAAGTATCCCACAACTGAGTGAAGGTCTTGACCTTAGTTGCGGCTTCCTCTGCGGTTTTCGCCATCTGAGCAATTTCTTTGGCCTGAGACTCCGAGAAACCCTGTTGAATCAGATCCGCTTCGCTGTAAGCGCCGGCAAACTGTTTCAAGGTTTCAGTGAGAACCTCGGTGGTCAGCCACTCGCCTTTGGTAAGGGACTCTCTAAACGAGCCGTACATGTTGATGGCGTTTTTCGCTCCGGTACCGAGCAGTTCAGAAGTCCTTACAAGCGCGTCCTGGAACACCTTACCGCCCATACCGGCATTAACAACAGAGTTCCAGTCCATAAGCGAAACCTTACCGGCTGCCAATGCCTGGGAAAGCTGATACATTGCCGTAGAAGCTTGCTGAGAGGTTGAACCTGAAACTGCGGCCAGGTTAGCGATACCCTTGATAGAATCAACGGAAGTTTGAAGATTTACACCGGCTGCGGTAAACGTACCGATATTTCTGGTCATTTCGGTAAAGTTATAAATCGTCTTGTCCGCATAGGTGTTCAGTTCATCCAGCGCCCTGTTTACTTGCTGAAGGTTTGTTCCTTCATGCTGAGTGTTGGCAAGGATAGTTTGCACCGCGCCGATTTGCGTTTCGTATTCCTGAAAACCGGTTTTAATTGGGTCTATCGTAAGCGCCGAAACAATCCTTTTTCCCGCGTTCAAAGCGGAATTGGTGATATTGGCAAGGGCTGTTACCGCCATGACTTCTAAAGCTGAAAACTTCAGACGCACAGACTCCACAGCATTCGCAAGGCCGTTCATATTTACCTTTTTGGAAGCGCTGTCTATTTCGTCGAAACCCTTTGCAGCGCCGGATAAATTCAAGCTCTTCTTCAATCTATCCAAAGTGGAAAGGCTGGTCTGAACATTACTTTCGAATTGCTTGTTGTCAAATCGCATTTCTACGACTCTTTCGTCAATCGTAGTGCTCATAGCTTAGTAACCCCCTTCCATGCTTGTTCTGCAATTTTGTCAAAAATAGGCTGGATAGCAGGATTGATGTAATCTCGACCCTGCACCCAGCCACCGTTGCGAGTCCCGTGACCATACTGAAGAATAATGGCTATCGGAACCCCATTTTGAACATTTGAGTTGTAAAACGTAATCTTTGCCGTTCCGTTTCGGTTTTCAATCTTGTAATACCAAGAATTGGCCGTTTGCCCGCTATCGATAGGCGTTGCAGAAGCAAGGGCGGCGACCCCTTCTCGACCATACTTGTCAAGATCCCCGATTCGGACGGCCTCTTTCGCTCTCTCCAAAAACCGAGTTGTTCTGGAGAAGTCGCCCTTGTGTCTGAACCTTATCATTGAATCATCCTTTTACAGAAGTTCGTTTACTCTTTTCTGGACAGCGTTGTAATCGTAGCCGGCTGCCTGCAAACGGTTCTTACGATCCTGCCCGTTTCCCCACAAACCCTGAATCACTTCTCTGGCAAGCTCATCAACACTCTTTTTAGCAGTGGAAGAAACAGCCGTTCCGCTCTTAGTAGTGATATAAGTATCAAAGCCCGCAGCTTTCAGCTTGGCGGCCATAGCGTCCGCGTTTGCCTTGTTGCTGTAGGCTCCCACCTGAATCTTATAAAGATTGTCGACTTTGACCATGTAAGTATCGAAGCCAGCCGCCTTCACCTTGGACAACATAGCGTCCGCATTTGCCTTGTTACTGAACGCTCCTGTCTGGACGCGGTACAAAACGTTACCGCCGGCAGTTCCGGGATTGCTGGCCGAACTTCCTCCCAATTTTGCAGTAACCTTGGAAGCCAAATCGCCCATGCGGGAATACATCCAATCGCCAGGACAACTCTTGTTTGCGAACCAACGATGGACGGTTAAAACCATTTCGTCAGCGGCAGGATTGTAATTAAGCGTCTTTGTCTTATCACCAAGCCACAGGAGCTTCTTTTTGCCGTTGCGTTTGCAAATATCCACGCAAAGCTCGATGAGCTTGTTATAGACAACATCCTTAAATGCATAAGGACGGGTGGTATCGCTCGCGCATTCAATCGTTACGGCACGCTGGTCGTTTTCGTTGGAAGAAGAACACCAGGAACGGTTTTTCTCTTCTACATACATACCGACTCTTCCGTCTACGCCAATACCGTACTGGCAGGACGCCTGCCTGGAGGTCGGAGCAAAAATATTGCCCAGTGTTTCAACTGAGCACTGCCCGACAACACAGTGGGGCGTAATACGGTCAATAGCATGGGTTCTCTGCCCGGAATGATTGGGACTTAATTTGGTATAGGACACCAATGGACTGTTACTCATGAGTTGTATACTCCTTTGTGTCTCGGATTTGCTGAATCATCTGAATAACCTTGTCATACCCTACGGTAGAGGTGAGGAAGCTCAGATACATAAGAATACAAACTTCGACACCGACTTTTAGCGTAAAAGCAACATCATTCATAATGAGATAAATAGCGCATACAGCGCACGACATCAGAACGGCCACCACAGCAGCAAGAACGTTAGACGAATACTTAATGGTGGTCTCGTTCAAAAGCTTCTTGATTCCCTCAACGGTAAGGTTTGTCACCAGGGACACAATCAAAAGAGCCGTTGTCATAAAATAAATAGGCATTTTCAAACCTCCTCGATATCCACACTGTCTTCGTGAATACCTTCTTTACTTCTTAAACGCTCTTCTCTTTTTTCAAAGAACGTTTCAAATAACGCTTTTAAGAAATAGCCGAGCATAACTCCTACAACGGTGCTCGCTATCGTGCTGGAAAGCGATTCTGCAATCTGTACTTGTCCCATAAAAGCCAGCACATACGACAACTGCAAATCGATCAGCGAAACAGCAAGAATAACGGCAACCGCCCTCTTGGTGTAGGTTTCGAGCCACTTCTTATAACCTCGTTTTTTCCGTTTCGTAATCTCACCCCCTCGTATTGAGACGGCTCCTACGAGCAGCGTTCAAAGCCGCATTCCGTTTCATGATTTCGCGCTTACTTCTTCGCTTAGGCGGGTTGCTCTTCACATTGCATACCCTGATAAGTGTGAGAAGTTTATTGAGGTGCCATTTTTGAAACTCCACTGGTATGTTGAAAGCGATCATCCAGTAATAAATGAGCTCAGCCGTAACAATTTCCCGGCTGTTTTTTGGCAGCGAATCTTCTGAGAAGAAAGTCGCTGTCATCGGCGCTTCGATATAAGCGTTAATCGCGTCGTAATTTGCGGCAGTGAGCCTTTTGTATACCTCGGGATTCACATTCTGGGTAAGCGTCATGCATTTGACATAGTCCAGAATTTCTTCTTCTGTTTTGTCTTGTTTGCCAAGAAACGCTTTACACCATTTGGATTCCCATTTTGAAAGAGAGACCAGAGAATGCTCCAACTGCAAGGTCTGCTCTTTCGTGTAGATGAACTCTTCGTTGACTTCATCCCAGAATTCCTCAGCAGGTATTGTAATTCGAAGCATTCTTCAGTCCTCCATAACTGTCGAATCAATTGTTGACAGGAGCGATTGCCGGATGCTGGCTTGCTGCGGGTTTCTTATTCGGGATCACGCCGTTTATAAACTCGGCGGCCTTGTCCGCATCGGTGGCGAGTTCCATATACAACTGAGAGTATGCCTCGGTCTGGGAGAATGCGGTGGAAAGCTCCTCAGACTTGACGAACCGTTTACCATCAGGACTCTTCTCGCCATATGCCTTAAAGATAAAGTCTTTGAACACCTTGATGATGGTCGGCATGTCCTGAGCCGCGACAACTCGGCGAATCATATCGCCGTAACCGCCGGTTGTACTCATCTCCATTTCGAGAGCCTCGGCTTCCGTGATGTTGAACCAGAAATCCTCAGTGCGCTCAAGACCGTTATAGTCGGTATAAGTGATTGTCTTTTTAATCATGCGAAATTTCTCCTTTCAAATAAAAAAAAAATACAAAGCCGCCAGCTTACCTGAATACGGCCTTGTACCTATTCTTAAATCTTTTGTTTCTTATGCTTAACCGGCGGGGGTCATCAGAGTGATGATCTCATCCGGCAGAGGCAGACGGGGATCTACGCCGTCTTTTGTTTCGGGGCCTGTAGGATCTTTGCCATACAGAATCTCTTCCAGCGCTTTCAGCTTACCAGCATCCACCTTGGTAGAGTCGATAATCACGCAAGCGGTAGGCTTAAAGCCGGTTACGTTGACAGGAGTCGTGCTGACTTCCCAAGAGAAGGTGATGGCTTCGGGGCTGTCGTTGATAGTCGTATATCCCTTTTCGGAAGGTGCAGCCAGAGCGCCGTAAATCAGATGCAGCTTATAGCCGTGGTCGTTGCTGTCAACATCGTTACCGATGACAGTACGATAGCTGAGGCCGAACACCTTTCTGGCCTGCTGGCCGATTGTCACGCCGGTTGCAATTTCAGCAGAGCCGTCGCACTCAGCGAATTCATCCGGATAAGTATAAGCCTCAATAGTCGCGCCGAACTCCTCAGCAGACATCAGGTTCAGATACTTGATGTTATCCGCGTAAATAGGAGACGCCTCCGCACCGGAGGGGCTTTCGGTAACAGCGGTAAGACCATTCCAGGCAACGCCCTTATTATAAAGACCGCCGGCCTGAATAGGGTAGAGAACGCCATGGTCTACGCCGGTTTCGTACAAACGTTCACCGGTTTTATCCCAAACAAGTTTACTCATAGGTTCGTTCCTCCTTGTTAAAAGTAAAGTGTAAAAACGTAATGGTTCAGGTTATCGCTTTTGTAATGCCGCACAAACCGGCAAGTAGGCAATTTTGCCATTATGTCGATAAAAGAACTGTCCGGATTCTTATCGATAACCGTCACCAGATATTTGCGGTTAGACAAATATACCCCGTCATCAGCAAACGTGTTCTCGATATCTTCGAGAGCGTAAACGATGGCGGGGTAATTCATCTTAACTGACTCGGGAGGTTGGTAATACACATTTCGGCTTCCCAGAAGATCTTCCAGCAAAGCCTGTAGATCTAGTCTATTCGCCATTATATACCCCTCCTATAGTCAGTATTAGTCTAGGGTACTGAACTTCGACACTTTCTATCTTCCATTTAGCACCCATAAACCCAACGTACTTCATCAAGTGAAAATTCTCGCGAGCAAATGGATCGGCCAAAATACTAATCTCATTCGAAACGTTGATGTTGTCGTTGAGTTTGTCGGCTGTCTGAAGTCTGCGGGTATTTCTGACAAGTTCGCCGAAATACATGCGCTCGGAGATACGATCCTCCCATACGCCTGGGGTCGTTTCTTCAGTAACAGCATAGCCGATTGGTCCATAAAACTTCGCCATTTTGAATTTTCACCCCTTTAATCAGCGGAATACTCCTTGGAATACAGAGTAGTCGCCGCAGAAGCAGATGCGGAAACAGCAGTCGCAAAGGTTACGGATACGCTGCCGCCAGACTCTTCCTTGAAGAACAGCGGCATGTAATACGTGCTGTTATAGCTGATGATTACGCCCTTCTTGCACAGATTGAGAAGGGTATCCTTATCAACTTTATTCGCTTCCGAACACTTGCTGTCCGTGTACAGGTAATTATCAGCCGTCTTACCATAGAGAATAACATTTTTCACATATTTCTCTTCAGCGTCAGCGTAAACAACAGTCATGTTATTCATTGATTAGTCCTCCTTGCTATTTGTATGTTGTTGATTTTAATCGGCAGTGCTCAGCTCAAGAGCGATAGCGGAATAAGGCTTGATAAGGGCGCCGGAGCAGCGGGTCTCAATCAGATACTTCTGCTGGTTGTAGTCGATATCGAAATCGTCGAACATGTTCACAGCGCCGCCGCGATCCGCGCCGACATTGTAATCCGCCAGATTAACGATAATGCCCATCAGAGCGCCGCCGTTCTTGCCGTTTACACCCTCCATAACCGGAACGGTCACAATCTCCTTAACGCGGAGCTTCTTTGCAAGCTGAGCGACATCAGTGTAGAGATCGCGGCCGGTGGTATCGGTCAGAAGCAGGCAGTCGGTAAGAATGTCTTCAGTGGTATACAGAGTAGGCTGACCAGAACCCTTATAGTTCTTGCGGGCCTTGATAGCGGTGCGAATAAACTCGCGGGCCTTGTCGTCCTCAGTAGCGGAAGACTGGACGCTGACGGTAGCCTGAATGGTATACAGCTCCTCGTCCTTGAGAATGGGACGGATGTTCTGCTCATTGATCTTATCATCGCTGGAAGCAAGACGGCCGTCGCCAATCAGATAAGCGCGGGCCAGCTCCTCGTCCAGCATCATACGCATTTCAGACTTCAGCCACGCCACAACGTCGAAATCAGTGATGTCGACAACATCGTCGCGATCCATCTTCTGCTTTTTGTAAACGGTAGTTGGGGTAGTGGTGCGCTTCAAAAGACCAAAGACCTCTTCCTTCTTCAGCTTGCCCTTGAAATACCCCTTTGCGCGGGCGTCGTCCTCGGTGATATCGGCAAAGATGGACTTAATGCGGGAAAACGGGGTGTGATGCACACCGCTCATAACCTTCTTTACCCAACCGGTATCACGCTGAATAAATTCGGGGGTGTTGGCCAAAGTCTGGGCGTCAGGGAACAGATAGTCCACATTGTCGATGCCATGAGCAAGCACGCTGTCCTTCAGGCTGCCGTAGCGCTTGATATCTCCAAAGATCGTGGAAATCTCTTCGCTGGATACCTCAGACCCATCGGAATGAATGAGAACATTCTCCTTCTGACGGTCATCCTTATCAAACACGTTATGTTTCATAGTATTAGTTCCTCCTTTAGAATCGTCATCGTTATTGTCTTCAGACTCGGGGTCAGATTCGCCCTGGTCGTCCATAGCCTGACCGATCATAGCGTACATAACGTTTTTCTGCTCTTCGGTCATGCTGTTGATTACATCGGCGACAGTTTTCTCCTCATCGGAATCGGTCTTCTTCTCAGGATCATCCTTCTTTTCGGAAGTTTCTTTCTTTTCACCGTTGTCTGCCTTGTCTTCCTGCTTATCAGCATCGGAATGCGACAGATAGAGCGGCATACCCGTATAGATGATCGCTTCGTCATCCGAGTCTTCGCCGTGCTTGAGCATAGAATCAATAAAAGCGCCAGGATTTGCACCGGCATGGACCAGGCTTACTTCACGAATCTCTCCATGAAGAACGTCGCACCCTCTCTGCTGAAGCTGATTGGCGTAGATAGACAACGCACAAATGTCCCCATGCTTAACAAGAATCTTTCCAATCTCGCCGGATTCGGAATCGTTGAAAAAGCCGTAGGTATAAACACCTTCCGGACGATTTTCCAACCATGCATGACCAAGCACATTGCGTGGATCATTGTGCTGATGATTCCATACGAGAGGGACTTTGATTCCATCATCATGTTTGAACGCGTCTCTACGAATCACTCTTCCGTCAGAGCATTTAAGGTCGTTTCTGGTTGCCCATCCGCTGAAATCGCAGGCTTCAGGCTGAAATGCTCTTTCCATTTTGAATTTCCTCCTTATTTCGTTTTTGTTTTAGAGACCCTACTCTCGAAACTACTCTGTTTCAACATTTTTGTCTTCGACAGGCGGATTGATTTCCGGCTCTGACTCGCTCGGGGCGCTGAGGTTTTTGTTCCTAAGCTCGTCCGCTCTCGGGTCATCCGAAGGCTTCATACCGATAACCTGCCGAATTTCATTCGATGTCATAATTTCGTTTCGAGTGAACTTATCAGCAATTTCAGCGATATCGTTGACGGGAACGAGTTTAAACGGGTCTCTAAAGAACGAAATCGACTGGGATTGTGATCGGGCGGTTTTTGTTAGAAACTTTCGTTTCATTTCGTCAACAATAGCTGAAATAATAGGCTCAATCGTTCGGTTATTGTAGTTCAGCATCGTTTTCTCGTCCGCCGTACCATCCAATATGCTTTGAGTGATACCTAACTGGCTGTATAGCATACTCGTTAAATATTCAATCTGCGACATAAGGTTGTTGTTGACGGAACGATTCAACTGCGTAATACGCTCGGTACCGTCGGCATAAGCAATACCATATTTAGTACCGGACAACTGAGCTTCAATATCTTTTCGCCTGTTTTCGGCCTGTTGGCGCCTTGCTTCCGTCTTGATGACATAGGGCAACTGGATAATCAAATCTAATTTTCCGGAACCGCTCTGTTCATCGATGACGTCAAGTAGGTTAAGTTTTCGAATAAGCCGTTGCATAGTAGAATTGGGCTCATTCACAACTGCGTACAGAGGATTTTCAACAATCGCTACTGTACTCTTTGGCACCAGTATGTTTTCTTTTGTCCCGGTCCGCTCGTTATAGAGGCGGACCCTAACATGCTGTGGGTACCAATCTAAAATTTTACCGACTCGCATGGTTTGAATGTCATACGAACCGGTAACGGAAGGATCATAAGTTGTATCAACGGGCACAATTGCCACGCAGCCTTCATCAAGCATGGACACGACAATGTCCTGAATAAAGGCTCTGGCGGTTTGGTCGATATTTGCTTCTACGGTAAGGCAGGTGTTCAAACCATCCTGAATAACGGATAAGAAGCGTCCATTTTCGTCCAGACGAATATGCTGCACATTTAACGCCGCAACATCCAAAGCAATCCGGTTATACACAGAAGTGATAATGGACCGCTCGTTGCCTCTGGTAAGGCGGATACGGTCGGGTCTGGACGAATAGCCAGGTCCAACATCCTGATAGGTTGTATAATCAGTTCCCGTAAATGCGTTCCAAGCATGTTTCAGTCTAGAACCAAAAGACATTCCCATTTGAATCATCACCTCCTTTTTAGTCGAACGCATCACGATTGAGCTTGTATGCGATATACGCATCCATCATCGCGGCAACAGCGTCAATCTTTTGCTCGTATCGTTTCTTGAGCAATTTTCGATTTCCGTTGGTATCTTCAAGGGTAATGCAGTTACCCATAGCAAAAGTCATGAGTTCCTCGTCGAAGAGAAGCATCCTTTCTTCGGAAAGCTTCTTTAATTCCCCAAGAGGAACCGATTCCGTTTTGGCGCCCTGAATAACTTTTTCAATGCCAAACGGACCATTTTCCTGTTCCCATCTGGCAACAAATTCTTTGGCGTTATACGGGTCAAAGCCAAGACAGCGAACGTCATAGCCGCACTCTGAAATATGATTGTCGAGATCTTCGTAAACGTCCATCATATCGAGCACAGCGCCCTCTAAAACAATTAAACTGCCTTCGGCCATGAACTGATCGTATTTGATCCTCATAGCTGCGGGCAGTTTCATCAATGTCATAGAAGTTATGTAATTTCGTGTCTTGATGCCAAAAGAACCGTTTGACAACGGGAACAAAAACGTAAAAGCGCAGAAGTCATCACCCTGCGATAAATCTGCACCGAGAGAACATGGCATCTGCCAATAGTCTCTCTTTCGGTGAGGAAGCGTTTCTTCATAAGTAAAGTAATAGGTATATCCCTCCATGGGCAACCCAAAACGCTTTGCGAGAATGTCGTTTCGTGCGGCGGGGGCTTTCTCGGCTCTTTCCACGTCCAATTGGTAAGTTTCGTAACTCACGGTTTTACCAAGATTCGGATTGGCCTTAAGCCACATTTCCGGATCTCCAACTTCGTCAATCGAATCGAGTTTGTACCACCATATGGATACGTGCGGATTGATGTAATCTCCTTTAAGAATGTCCATCAACTCCATTTTGATTGTATCGCCGCTTCCGTTACGGACTGTACCTTCGGAACTGATTGCTACAATAATGTAGTCGTTTACTTTTGAAGCACCCTGTTCAATCGCACCGATAACATCCTCTCGAATGTCGCCGGAAAGCCATTCGTCAACCGTTGCCACCTTGATCTGCAAGCCCTGAAGCTTGGCAATGCTCATTGGCCGAACTTCAAGAAGAGAACCGGTAAGAAAATTCTCCACGCCTTTTTTGGTTGACGCCAATTTGGTGCGATTTGCTTTTGAACCGGTGGTGTTCTGTAAAGAACCTTCCGTCAGGAACTGGAACAACGGTCCGCGAGAACGCGTTATCGCAGTACGAAAAGGAGACATAACTTCTTCCGCCTGCTTCATGGTCGGCGCCGTGGTGATTTGGTGTGTGGTGGAAGTGTCAACGTTGAGAAAGTATCCCTGTAGCGTGGAAGCGTACATTGATTTTGCGGCACCTCTGGCTACAATAAGGTACTGTTTATTGATAAGACGCTTCTTAACGTTCTTCCGAACGTAATGTCCGCCGTGGCCGTCTGGATTTGGCTGGTATACGCTTCGTTCGACAAAGTAATACCATCCAAAAATCTGTTCGCCCCATAGCTTGAATGTGTCCAGCAAAGAAAGATCGGAACCATCAGTAAGAGTCAGCTCCGCTTCGCAATAGGCGATCCATCCTTCAACCGCCTGGTCGTCATAGTAAACGCCGGGGTTGGCAATAAGGTCGTCAATGCGATTCATCTCCATGGAGATTTCTTTGTTTACCGGGATTTCCCCTCGAAGAACGGCATCACGAAACATGCCGTAATATTTGGGGACGGCAGTGTTTGATAATGCCATAAGCAATCGATCTCCTTTTTACTTCTTGCTAAGGCCACTGACGATTTTCTTAATCTTGTCATAGTTGTTGTAAAGCGTAATCGCTGTGGTGGTAGCAGTTGCTATTCCAGTAGCGGCTTTCATTGTCTTAGAAACAAATTCTTTACCGCGATTAACATCACTGCCGGACAACTGCTTATACTGCCGCTCCATTTGCAGACGATTAAGACGGCTGCGAAGCTCAGCATCACTCATGGTTTTTACGCTTTTGCCGCTATGAGCCTTTTTATAATCATCATGGCTTGGTTCTTCGGAAGCGTTTTCCCTCGCTCTTCTTTTTCCAGCGGCTGTTCGAGATCCGTCTTTATTCTGGAATCTCCTAACGCCCCATTTCATTCCTTTGATACCATGATGAGAAAGCGAAGTATTATCCATTTTGAATTTCTCCTTTCTCTGCTGGTTTCGGGTCGACAGAAACATTGATCCTCCACTCAAGCTCGCTTATCTGTCTGTTGATAGACTCGATAACTGCTGAACTAAGCGGAGGATCAAAAGCCAACCGAACCTTTAGGTAAATGTAAGTTTTAACAAACTCAAGACGGAAATCATCTTGCAGAAATTCGGACCATTCGGCGCCGTCATCTTCGATACGGAATCCCTCAGCAGGACCGACACCAAGTTGAGTAAGAACAGAAAATACCGAATTGATATGCATGATGATATCCTGGTCAAAGTGCTCGTATTCTTCTGTAATTCCGAGCAGTTTTTTAATCGATGTCAGTATGCTGTCCATATCGAATTACCTCACTCTCTAACGGCAATGAATTTCTTCATGCAAAAGCCTTCGATACCGGCAACTGTACAGACCGCATACCAATCATCATTGGAATTTGCCATGTCGATTTTCAGTTCGTCAAGAGCCTTTGCTTCCGCGATTACATTTGAATCGGCAGAAGCTTTTTCTCGGATATTCAGCGACAGACAATTAACCACTACGCCAATAAGACCGTCGCAGACATCGCTGCCATCTCCGTAAACTCCGTCGGGGTTTTCCATATCGACATCTTCATACATCGTGCTCATAAAATGTACTCCTTTCAATTTTTTCGCCAAGGGCAAGTATCATTGCGGCTCCTTTGAACCGGTTTTAAGATAAGGATACTTTCGTCTCCGTAGTGAATAGCGTTATGTGTTTTTAGCTGCGTGCATATCACATTTTCCAAATCAAAGACGCAAGGATTTCGATTTATGATATCCTCATAAGTAATCGGATTGATGTGGTGTATTAGTACCGGTCCAAATATTTCATGGCCGGCAATTCCCAAATCGCACCCATTATCTCGAATGATAACGTCATCTCTAAAACTCAGCCATTCGCTGGAATGATAAAATTCTTGATTAAGCCACCTTTGAAAACCGAAAGTAGCTTCGCCGATTTTCCCATCCAACTTCAGATAACGGAATCGTTCCTCAAATGTCGGAAGAGATATCAGTTCCGTATAAGTTCTAACACTCATCTTCATCGCCCCCGGCACCAGAATAATGACGCATAGCGTTAAGAGCATTGGTGTAGAGTTCTTCGACACGTTTTGCGGATTGAAGATTTTGTGTTTTAGCCTCGATAAGCTCTTTCTGCTTCTCAAGAATTTCTTTTTCTATCTTTTCCTTAGTCGAACCAAGTTTCAGATAATGAGTAATAACCTGAGAAGAAGCAGTTCCTTCTCTTAACTGCTTTTCAGCAAGATCAACAGCCAAAGAAACTAACTGATTTTCTCTAGCCTCCGGAGATAAAGCCGGTCTCATCTTTCTTGACGACTCAGAAGAGCTTGCAGCTTTACCTTTTGGCATCCTTACTGCCTCCTCTCTGTTTGTTGCCATGTACTATTTGTTTTGCAAGTACCTGTTTCGCATAGGTTTTGATACAGTATTTGAGAGAACTTACAGAGCTGGCTTCCATCAATCACCGAAAGGAGAAAAACATGAAAGGAAGAAGGAGGAGCACATGAAGAAAAGCTGCCACCAACCCTGTAAGCTCGCTCAAATACTGCATCATTTCCTAAAAGCGAACCCCAAAAATAACCCCCGGGGATTTTTTTAAGACCGCCGCGATGTGGGAGGGGGCGAAGTTTTTTCGACTCCCCCCTATACCCACGAAGCAGCAGTACAGTCGTATCGCATGGCGAAGAAATCGCCGAAAACTTATTTCACAAAAAAGTAAGAATCAACAGCAAAATAAAAACGACAAGACGAGCGATGGTATCTATCCATACACTAGTCAAGTCGTTGCTGAATTCCTTTTTACTTTCTTGTAAATGTTCATGAAATCATGTTTAATGATCTCATCAATTGCTCGTTCAATCTCTTGTTCATTCTCTTCATCTGAAAACTGTTCAGAAGTTTTTGCGATTCGAGCGAGATAAGAACAAGTATTGTAACCTTTTCCTACATCGAACAAGAACCAATCGGAGAACCGTTCAAACGGATCGAAAGGATTGTCAAATGTAGTAAGAGCACAAGAACCATTCATACTAGGTCACTCCTCTCATTTCAAATAGTTCGACACAGTGCTCGTAGAGATTCCCAAAGCTTCAGCGATTTCAGATGTGCTGTAACCAGAAGCATTCATAGAAGTAATCTTCTGCATCTTAGCAGTGCTCAAAGTAGTAGATGCTCTTGGTGTAGCACGCTGCCTAAGTACATCAATGTCCGCATTGTCTATGATTTGGCGCAGCCTGTTCTCACTGATAGCTCCAGCCTGAATTGCTTCCCATTCTCGGTCTGTTATTTTAATGGTCTCTTTCTTTGCACCAACCGCTGAACGGGCTTGTGTAAGAGCCTGCTGACTGGCCTTCTTGATTTCACCGCTTGTCATGCCGGGATTGTCCTGTTTCTTGGCGGCTACTACCGCATTGGCCATGGTCTGTGCCTGTCTTTCCCTGGGGGCGTTCTTTAACGCAACATTGAGCTTGGCGGTCAATGAATCGACCTCGGCCTGGTAGGTCTCTTTAGCGGAGGCGGAGTATGGAACCTTGCCAGTAGACAGCATTTCCAGACGCGCCTGATTCGCCATGGCCTTCATTTTATTGGCGTAGTTCGCATAGGCTCTCTCTATCGGGGAATCCACATCGGATACAAGTGTGTAGGCGTCCTTTGTTTCAGCCATCTTGGTACTTGGTTGTGTTCTAACCTTAGTCCTACCGGTCCTTTTGTCCACATAAACGGGGTCGTCAACCGGTTTCCACACAAGTTCTCCGGTCTTTTCATCAATCTTGGGGCTTCCTTGTCTTTTAACCACCGATACTTCCGATTTTGCACGGGAAATAAGAGTAGAAGCGCCCTCATGATAACGACCGTCTTCCACAGTACCCTGATATTTCTTCTTCAAAGAACTGATGCCATTGTCAATCTCACTCTGCTTATAATCCAGCTTGTGTTTTTCAGCGTCAATAACCACCATTGAATGGCGAACCGCTCTCGCAAGCTCTTCTCTGGTGGCTCCCTTAATGGTCATATCCGTAATCAGGTTCGAGATAACGCCCATCTCTTTCTGGGTGTCCCGCATCTGCTTAAAAGTTCCTTCTTTCTTTCCACCATATTCAAGCTTGGGGTCGAAATCTTTGATTAGCTGCGGGGTGGAAGTAATCTTAACCTTGCTTCTTCCTGAATTACATGGAATAACCATAACGGTATCGCCATCAAAGTCAGCTCCGGAAAGGCGCTCTGCAACCTTGCTGTTGATACCGATGGCATCTTTCGGAGTATTGCCGAGAACCCTTCGCGCTTCCGCCTGTTTATTATTGACGGTGAGGATCGGGATTTCAAAGGTTCCGCCATGCGGGTAACGAACCAAAGCTACGGTTTCACCATTCTTATAGTTTGGCGCATAGACCTCGTTATCTTTCATCGATGTAATCGGAAGAATAACTTGATACTTCTGGCGGGGAAGGGCGGCTGCTTGCAGATGGACGGCGTCATAATCACAGCTATCGGCGAAAGAACTGAGCAGCGATTTCTTGACAGTAGGGTTGGTCAGAGAACAAATCTCATCAAACTCAGCCATCTTATCGCTTATTGCCAGATTGAGCTGCTTATCCACCAAATACTTGGGTTGTTTGGAAAGAAACTGCGAAGGAAGTTTATCGGCCCATTCGCCCCAATCGCCTTCTTCGGCTCTTTTGTTGATAAGCGAAAGTGATTGCTTCTTTCCTGTCACCGGATCAGTGTATTTTCCATTAGGGTCGTCATAATAACTCTGGCCGCCACGCTCTTTAATCGCTGAGCCAAAAGGATTATCCGGGTCATCCTTAATTTTCTTCAGCACATCCTGTGTCGGTGTGCCCTTCTTCTTATTAGTGTTGAACACGACGTCAACACCATCAGGAAGGTCATCGGAATAAACGGCCATCCCTTTAAGATAATGCGTTCCATCTACAAGGATACGAACCTGCGCATAATGTGCGTCGCCAAGAGAAAGGTCATCCACGCCTCTTCGAAGCTCGATAACGCCATCTTTCTGAATCCCACCATCTTCTGCATAACGAATTTGGAGCCGTTTGGAATCCATACTGGACGGGTATTCGAACGCTTTTCTGAAAGACTCGCCTTCATCATAAGAGATGTAATCCCTCACAGAATGAACATTTTCAAAATTATAAATCTCTTTGTGTTCTGTTCCGGGAGGGCAGATGACTTTAATGTTGGTCTGCTTTCCAGGATTCGTAACCTGCGGAACACCGCCTCCATATATCGGATATCCTTCCATCTCCAAAATATAAAGAGCTTGGTTCAACTTTTCTTTAGAGATACCAAGTTCCCGCTCAACGCCGGTTCCAACATCTATCATCCCTTTTTCCGCAATCTGCTTTTTCAGGAATTCAGCCGTGGTTTTAGCCTGGTTCATGCGGGCTTCGGACGATTCGTTGAGCAAAGAACGGACGGAAGAATCATTAGCGAATCCCATCTTCTCCGCGATTTCGTTCAGACTGTAACCTTTTTCCCGAAGCGCCTTAGCAGTCGAAACGTCGGCAGATCTTCTTTCATCTTTCGCCAAGCTCATCTGTGTCCTGAACTGCGTTGTGCTCAAGCCCATAGATTTGGCAATGGCTACTTCACCAGTGTAAGTTTTCCCATCTTTATCTGTGAAAGTGAATCCAGATTTCTTCATCTCTTCCACTCGCGACAGAAAATCCCCACTGTGCTGGTAAGGGTTATCTCCAGAACCCCAGGGATAACGACCGGAACGTCTCGGCATTCCGTAGTGCATCAGCATTTCCTCCACAAAGGAATTCATGGTTTAACCCTCCTGTTCTTTGATTTTTCGAATCACCTTGTCAAAAGTGATGATTTTGTCCATAATCGGAACGATGTCTTCCGCTGTCGGTTCATCGTACAGAATTTCATTGTTTTGGTACAAACGAAGTTCTATATCGATATCAGCAGGTTTTATTTTGTACTCCAAACAAAAAAGAGCAGCATATATTTTAAGCTGCTCCATGTGCGCCGGAATAGCTCCGGTCTTTAAATCATGAATACGAAGGAACCGGTTTCGAAACATGATAGTGTCGGCGGTGCCAAAACAATTTTCTGAGTAAAACAGAATTTGCTCTGGTATCATTTTGAAACCGATCGCGTCATTGACATACATGTTCAGTGTTTTTTGAGACTTCGGCAATTTCTGCCCAAGGCGAATACACTGGCACGCAAATTCGTGAAGAACGGTTCCTTTTTGCGTGGCAAGGAATTTGGAATACGCTTCCGCTACCTTATCCTCGCTGTAGTTTATCCAATGATATTTGCTGGCACCGAGAAAAGCGTGTTGCCCTTCAAGATTCGAATGATTGTTGAAGATCATGCAGCACTTCCTCCTTGTTCTCCGGGCAGATGAATCTTGAGAACGACATCTCATTCATCTTCCTGACATAATACTCTTGATTCGGTTGTCTCTTTGCGCCAGCGCTTTGTTTACATTCCAAAGAAGCCCATTTATCGTTGTAGAGAATGAGCAGATCGGGAATGCCTTGCAAATATCCCGAATCGCTTTTCATAACGATGCAACCAGGAAATCTTTTCTTAAGCTCTTTAATGAGCTTTGCTTGGAATTGACTTTCAAGCATGGTTAATGGGCCTCCTTTCAGTGCTTTTTGCAAAACGGAAAAGGGAATGTCTATCTTTAAAAATAGCTATTCTATCCCTCTCTTCATAAAAGGGCATGTATTTTTCGCGCGGCAAAAATAGACAAAAGAAAAGGCCAAGACACCGTTAAGCATCTTGGCCGCGTCAATTATTCAGTTTTAGCGTTTAGCTGTTATTTCGAAGATAGCGTATCAAAATCCAAATGAGCCACAATCCTCCGGTACAGAGCACCAAAATAAAATCCAGCAGCAAACCGCCAAAGCCTCGCTTTTTACCATTCTTACTCATTGTGTTCCTCCTTGTCGTTGTTCTTTTTATGAAGAACCGATGGAATTTTTCCGACTCCTCGTTTAACAGTATCAGCAACATCCGATACCACTTGCTTTGTTTTTTCTTTCCTCTCAGAACGCCTTATACTTTTCTCAAGCAATAGTTCTGCTTTTCGTTTTTCGGACTCATTGAACAGACGCTGACTTTCATCGATAACTTCCTGCGTTATATACAAAACGCGAACAGTAGTCCCTGGTTCGACTTTCTGTTTTGCTTTTGGCTCAGATTTAATCACCTGATTGTTGATACAGTTTCTATATTTTCCGTCGGCGTCATCAATAAGAGTCGGAGAGAGGACTGCCTTTAGCCCAAGGCTTGTCAGTATTTCTACAGCTTGCTCCGACGTGGTTCGATATTCCGAAGAATATAGCTTCGGCACAACGACCAGTTTTTTCCGTTCCTCAATCGTCTTATCCGCATAATCACGAACAGCTTCAATAGCAGGTTTGACAAGAGGCACTATGGATGCAGCCATAGCGATGCCTGTTGCGATATTATTAGTGGTTTTAGGTGTTTTCTTCTCTCCGCTCATTGTCCTATCCCCTTTCATAAGGGCAATAAAAAAGTGCGCCCCCACATGAGAGACGCACCGAAAAAGTGAATCCCTCATTGTTGCCACACAATCTCAATCAAGTCGCAAAGGACACATGAGTAAAGAGAGAAAACACTTTTTACCAAAGTAATTTTCCCTTGCAACTTGAAAACTATTAGATTGTGTGGCTCTTACAGTATAGCACAAAAGCCAAAATAAAGAAAGGACTTTATTTGCAAACCACTTGACT